AACATTCTGATACAATATCAAAATTGCTTAGCGGTGCAAATGCTCTTGCTAAGGATAATGGAATTTCTGTAAACTTCAACAATAGTAAGTCTAAGGGACAAAATACCCTTACTGGCAAAATGAAAGAACTAGACTTAATCGGTTTCAGAGATGCAAAAATTAATATGTATGATATTGATTATTGCGAGGGTATGAGACAGGTTGCAGAAATTAGCGCTAAGTCACAAATAGACCAAATTGGTTTTGACGAAAATACAATGAATACAATTAACAATATTAGACGCGAGTTGGTTGATGAACTTCAAAAGAAGTTAGATAAGGCTAACGAGCGCGCCAGATTGTTGCTTGTAGAAAACAAAGATTTAAAAGAGTTTTTAAAAGAAAAGGGGTTAATTGATGAGTTTGGGCAGGTGATTGACAATGAGTGATGTCATTTTGACTGAACGACAAATATTAGAAAACTGTATTGAAGATTGTTTCGAAGGGTTTAAGGATTTGTGCGATGAACTCGAATACACTCTTGGAGAGTACGGAATATTTGTTAAGCCAAACTTATACAATATGACCACTAAAAGATATAGAGAAAAAGTAGATTTGGCAGAATTTCTTCAATGGGGACGCAGAAATCCATCTCGTTTTATTGAAGAAGTTTTTAACGTACAGTTAATGGACTATCAGAGATATTTGATTGATAGTTCTTGGAACAAACCGTTTGTTGTGTGGGCTATGTCAAGAAATGGGGGTAAGTCCCTACTTGCGGCTTTGTTTATTATGGCAAAAATGCTTTTAATCCCTGGATTTAAAGCATATATTCTTGCGGGAGTTGGTTCTCAGTCTATTGAGTTGTTTACCAAGATGGAACAATTTGCGATGAAAAATATATCGTCCTTTACAAATTTAAACGATGTTTTTCAGAGCAATGTTGTTAAGTCTCAGGCAAATTCAACTGGATGGGTACACAATCCTGCATCTTATACTGTAAGAACTTATGGTGGTTCTCAGGTGTTTACATTGAACGGCGCTTTCGACAACAATAGATCGAAACGTTCGAATTTAAATGTATATGATGAGGCAATGAATGCAGCAGATGAGCTGTTCCATACATCCGAACCTTTTACCACTCAGAACTCAGAGTTTAAGATGGGTAAGGATTTTAATGCAGATGACGTGCTGGCAGAGCCTACTCCGTTCCCTAACCAATTACTATATTGTTCTTCTGCGGGACGCACGGACCAATACTTCTTTAAGAAGTATAAAGAATTTTCTCTTCGTATGTTTGCTGGAGACAAGAGATATTTCTGTGCAGACATTTCTTGCGATGTCATTATTAATGCTACTGTACATAACAAATTGTGGCCAGTTCCGTTGTTAACGCAAGAAAAAGTTGACCAAGCTATGCGTGAGGATAAAGAAGCCGCTATGCGTGAGTATAGAAATATCTTTACTTCTGAAGGCGGCGAAGGTCAGATTATTAAGAGGGCAGATATTATTAGGAATTCTGTTACGAGACCCCCGAAACTTAGAAATGAGGACGGTAATAGCCTGTGGGGGCTTATGTATGACCCTGCTCGTTCAAAAGACAACTCTGTAATTTTTATTCCAGAATATTATAAAGACCCTGTAGTTGGTTGGAAGATGAGAGTTCAAAACGTTGTAAATCTTATTAATTTAGAGAAACGTAATAAAACTCCTATGACAACTCCGAACCAAATCAAGGAGTTTAAAAGACTACTTTTGGCGTATAACGGCGAAGGAAAAGCAGACTATGAAAATATTCTTAGTATGTGCGTCGATGCAGGTTCTGGTGGTGCAGGTGTTAATATTTGTGACTTTTTATGGGAAGATTGGGAAGACGATGATGGTAATATACATCGAGGATTGATAGACAAAGATTATAGCCCAGATGAAGTTGGGTTATATCCAAATGCGATTAAAGACAAATTGCATTTAATTCAACCTTCTAAATATAAAGTCGAAATGTTTACGGCGCTTATCGAGATGACTAATATGAATCTTATAGAATGGCCTAGCGAATATGATAATCGTGGATATATCGTATTGATGTATGACCTTAATACTAAAACAGGCGTTAAGACTTTGAGATATACAGAACCGACGGAAAAAGAAGTTAAAGAATTGGCAAAGCAAGGAATTGAAATTATAAGAGAACAATATCATTTGGACCCAGATGAGGAGATTGCATTGAAACAAATCGATGCTATGAAAAACGAACTAGTTAACATATATAAATTCAAACAGTCCAACGGTAATGTTAGATATGATTTGGCTCCCGATAAAGTTGGTAAACTCAACGATGACCGTGCTTATGTTATGGCAATGGCCGCTTGGGTATTACAACAACTTCGTCGTGAAAGCCTGGTAACTAGAAAGAAACCAGATCATAAAACAATACTTGATAAATTGGTAGTTTCTAATGGAAAACACATTGACAAAATTTTCGGATAGAAAGGATGGTGAGGTGCCGTGGAAACTAAAGAACAAATTGCAAAATTGCAAGAAGATGAAAGAAAACAACAAATCAAGCAGTTCGCCACCGAATTGAAGAACGTTTTACAATTGTTTAATCCTGAAAAGATTCCGAATAGAACAACCACAACCTATAGTAGAGAAACGCTCAGATCATATTTGAGAAATCCTGCGACTGAGGCAAACAACAATAACCTGAGAAAACTTAGTAATTATCTTTACACAATTTCTCATGTGTATCGCCGTATGATTAGATTTAAGGCACATCAGATGAATTGCAAAGTTTGGAGTGCCTATCCTATTGTTAGTATGATCGAGGAGAATGATAGAGAGTCTATTCTTAAAGAATATGAGCGCGTTGTTAAGATTGTTGCTAATATGAACATGGAGTCTCAGATACTTAAGATGAACCTTTTGGCGTGGAAGCACGGTGTGTCATATGGTTTTTGTTATGGTGATCCAGAGGGTGAGGGTAGTTTTTATATTCATCCATTAGATCCAGACCGTTGCAAGATATCGTGTGCTTCATTTGATAATGGTGTAATAGGATTTCTATTTGATATGTCATATTTTAGAGGTAATGAAGACCAGTTAGAATATTATGATGACATATTTACTAGTCTTTATAATGAATATCAAAGAGACAATATTAAGTGGAAGCAGCTTCCTATTGAAAAAACTTTCTGTACCAAAGTTGATCCTGATAATCTGGATTATTCTATCCCGCCTCTTTCTGGTTTGATGGAGCAGGTAATTTCTGTAACCGACCTTCAGGCTGCTCAGGATGAGATAGATAGTCTTTCAAACTATAAAATGGTTTGGGGTAAACTTGATACTATTAGTGGATCTAAGAATCCCGATGACTTTACGGTTGACTTAGATTTGGCGTTGTCGTTTATGAGAAAGATCAATGATGCACTGCCAGAGAACGTGGCTTATGCATTATCTCCACTAGAGTTGGATGTAATTGATTTCAAGACGAATGATGCCAGCGATATTAATGTACTTAGCAAGGCTTATAGTAACCTTATTGAAGCTAATGGCTCTATCATCTTGAATTCTAATAAGATTACGAATAGCCAATCGTTTAAGTTAGCTCTTAAGGCTGAGTGTGAGGATGCTATGAGTATGACTCCGCAGTTGAATGCGTGGTTGAAATTCTATTTGAAGTACAACTATAATGTTGAGACTGTTGCGGTTGAATTTTCTGATGTTTCGCCCTACTTTATGGATGACGAAATTGAGAAGATGACAAAATTAGCTGGCTTGGGTCTTCCTGTTAAGACGAAGCTTGCGGCAATGGCTGGATCTAATCCTCAAGAGAGTTTTGGTATGGATTTCCTTGAGAGAGAACTTCTTGGTCTTGGTACGGAGCGTTGGACTAATCCTCTTGTATCTTCTAACACTCAAAGTGGTGTAGGAAGTGAGGGCGGAGCTCCTGAAAAATCCGAAGGTGACCTCAGCGACGAGGGACTTGAAGACAGAGACCAAAATAAGAATGATAATTAAGGAGGCGTACCTTAATGAAGAATTTTATTAAAACAACAGATGCAGAAACTGCAAATAAGTTGATTGCTTATGGGTTTAAACTTATTTCACATATTGGAAGCGTTTATACATTCTTAAATGAAGCTCCTCAGAATTTAACTTTTGATTCTGTGGACAAATCAAAGATTGTATATGACAACAAGTTAAGTCTGTAATCTCCTTTCGGAGTTACATATATAATTCTAAAGAAAGGAGGATGATGCAGATGGCGAGAAAATTTTATACATTGGATGACCTTTATAATTTTTGTAAAGAGAACCGTTTTGAATTTTTTAGTGCAGAGAAATTTGGAGCGCCCCTAGTTGTACAGTCTTTGGGCACATTTGAGGCCGATGATAAAAATACCGATGGTTTAATGTCTGTAAAACTTAAGTCTTGTCATACGGGTAAAAACAGAAATAGATCTGGAATTACTGATGACAATATGAATAAATACAAGCACACTTTTAAGGGCAGACCTATTCTTGGTGCTATCTATAAGACAGATACTGGAGAGTATGAGTTCCGCGCCCACGATATGAAGGTGATTGATGATGGTGAAGATATTGAATATATCGAGCAACCTATTGGTGTAATTTCACAGACCGAAGAACCTTATCTTGAATTTGATAAAGAGGAAGATAAGAACTATCTTATGGTAAGCGGAACCATTTTCTCTGATTATTCTAAGGCCGCTGAGATTCTTGAAAGACGTAGAACTTGCAAGTGTTCTGTGGAAATTGCTGTTGAAGAACTTAGTTACAACTGTGATGAAGATTATTTGTCTATTGATAAATTTAGATTTTCGGGCGTAACTATTCTTGGTTACGAACAAGATGGCGTTACAGAAATTCAAGAAGGCATGAAAGGTAGTAAGATTACCATTGATGACTTTAGTGTTAAAAATAGTATGTTTTCTACCGATGGTCAAGATAAGTTGATTGAAATACTTGAAAAGCTTAATACAACGCTTGAAAGTTTCAATAATAAAAATCAGAATTCAGAGAAAGGAGGAGAAAAAGTTATGAACAAGTTTGAAGAATTACTTGCTAAATATGGCAAGATTGCTGAAGAAGTAACTTTTGAGTACGAAAATCTCTCTGATGAAGAACTTGAAGTTGCTTTTAAGGAAGCGTTCGAAGAAGCCGAGGAAGAGACCGAGACCGTTGTTGAAGAGACAGTGGTTGAGGAGGAGGCTGAGGAAACTGTTGAGGAAGAGCCTGCCGAAGAGGTAGACGAGGAAGTTGAAGAGACTGAAGAAATTGTTGTCGAAGAATCTGTCGAGGAAGTTGTTGAACAGCCTGCAGAGAAGTTTGTGCTTCAATACGAACTGAGTCACGACGACATTCGCTCTGCACTTTATAGTCTTTTGGCTGCAACCACGGATGATGGTTATTATTGCACTTGGATTCTTGAAGTATATGACGATAAGTTTATTTACCAGGATTATATGGAAGGAAAATTCTATAGACAGGATTATTCCAAGGATGGTGAAAATGTTGCTCTTGGCGAGAACAAGGTTGAAGTATTCAATGAGTGGCTTTCCAAGGCAGAAAAGGATGCACTTGAGGCATTAAAGGAAGACTATGCTGCGCTTAGGGAGTTTAAGTCTAATACTGAGTCTGCTCAGTTACAGGCACAGAAGGATGCAATCTTCGCAAGAGAAGAGTTCGCAGACATCGCAAATACTAAGGCGTTCAAGAAGCTCGTTGAGAATTCAAAGGATTATACTGTTGAAGAGTGCGAGCAGAGAGCAAAAGACATTCTTGATGACTGCAACAACTATGTAACAAGTTTTGCAGCAAAGGACGAAACTAAGAAGCCTAAGGTTCTTGGTTTTGCCGTAGACGTAAAGAAGGAAAAAAAGAAAAAGGCTTATGGCAAACTTTTTGATTGATAAACACACATCAAAATGATTAAAATGAGAGCGTTTTAAAAGAAGCTCTTTTTAATATTAAAAACTAAAACATATTTAATTAGGAGGACAAAATTATGGCACAGGATCTTATGAATAAGCACTGGGTCGCAGAAATTTCCAGAGTTTCTGCTGTTTATGGTACAGGTCATATCCTCTCTGGTGAGATGGATAAGGACAGAGACAACGGTGAGATTGTTACCGTTGGTGAGTACAAGGAAGGCGAGTACTACACCGTTAGTGGCTTCGCTGGCGAATTTGAGGCAAAGGTAATTGAGATTGTTAATCACCCTGGTCGCACTATGGTTAGATTTGAGCTTACCAAGGACTGCGATGGTTACTTCGTTCACAATCCCGAGACTATGCCCAACGATTTCCTGAAGGTATATCAGGATATCGCAAACTACTACAATGCAGAGGGCGACAGAGCAAGAATGTACCCTATGTATAAGCACGATGTATTTACCGTATCCGTTGACGCATTTGGCGGCACTGCTCCTGAAATTGGCGCAACCGTTTCTTATGTTGACGGCACTGGCTACTCTGCGTAATTAGTGAAAGGAGAGAATAATTATGAAGAACTTAATGACTTTTAACACAACTGTTCAGAACGCTTTCGAGAACGATAACGAGAATTTCGTTTGCTTCAGAGAGCTCCTTTCCGACGCTGCTCGCGGAGAGGTTAAGGAAGTTTCCGCTAAGGAAGCTAACAAGAAGATTGTTGAGAAGTTCAGAGCTGCTCTTGGTATCGAGCCCACTGACAGACCTCAGGCAATCAAGCGTGCAATCCGCGCTAACAAGGATCTCGTATTCACTCTTATCGAGGAAACTATCGAGGAAATGATTATTTCTGGCTGGATGGAGAATCCTTTCTTCATGCAGTTCGTTGAAACCAAGAACCTTGCTCTCGGAGACGAGAACGACTTCTATGTAGAAGATGATGCTATCCTTAGCGTATCTAAGGTTTCTGGTAATCACCACAATATGATTAGACAGAGACTTGCAGGAGGCAGACACTTCTCCGTAGCTGGTGAGTGGTTCGGCCTAAAGATCTATGCAGATTTTGAGCGTGTTCTTACTGGCGCTGAGGACTGGGCTGCTTTCGTTTCGAAGGTAGCTGAGGCTATCAACCGTTATCTCTACGATGCTCTTTACGCTTCTCTTAGAGGCGCAAAGGACAGCCTTGGTGCAAACTGGGTTAAGTCTGGTGCACTTGAGACTGCTAACAAGGCAACACTCGTAAAGCTTTGCCAGGACATCTCTATGGCAACTGGCTCTGAGGTTACTATCTTTGGTGCTCGTACTGCTCTCTCTTCTCTTACTGGCATGGCTGATGTAAACTGGGCTCCCGAGTCTGTTAAGAAGGAGTACTACGCAAACGGCGGCATCCTTGGCAACTGGGAAGGCTTCGCTTGCGCAGAAATCGGTCAGGGTCTTAAGAGAGGCGCTGGCATTAATAGTGCTTCTGTTGAGTATCAGCTTGATACCGATAGACTCTACATCATTCCTACTAGCGTAGCAAACAAGTTCATTAAGCTTGTTAACTACGGTGAGACTCAGGTTTCTCAGGTTACCGATAAGGATGTTAACAGAGATATGAGCTACGAATATGAAGTACTCTACAAGATGGGTATTAATGTTATTCTTAACACCGTCTTTGGAGTATGGGAGATTGTATAATCTTTAATTAAACATATAGGACAAAAAGGAGAAATTTATTATGGCTACAAAAAAATCAACAGTTGAAACCGAAGAAATCATCGATACCGAGGCGGTCGAGGAAGTTAAGCCCGCTCCAAAAAAGGTCAACAAGCCAAAACACGACCCCAATGAACTTATTCTTTGTAGAAGTGTTCGTTTTGGTGAGCTTAGACTTATTGGTCCAAAGACTCGTATGCCTTATAGCTGGGCAAACGAAGGAGATGTGCGAGAGGTTGAATATCAAGACCTTGTATCTTGGAGAGCACTTCATTCTAGATATCTTTTCGAGCCAATGATTATCATTGAGGACGAGGATATTGTTGAGGAGTGGAAGGCGGATCTTGGGGAACTCTATGATGAACTTCAGGACATTGATATTAAAGCAATGTTTAAGCTTCCTCATAGACAGTTTGTCGCACAGCTTAAGAAACTTCCTGCTGGTATGAAGACTACAGTCCAGAATATGGCTTATTCTATGATTCAGGATAGAACTCTTTATGACCTTAGAATTATCGACGCTATTGATGAGATTCTTGGTACAGAACTGAAGATGATGATCAACTAATATAGGGAGGTGTCTTAGATGACTTCCTATGAAGTACTTTATAACCGTGCGTTAGCACAAATCACAGATCCTCTTTTAGCGCAACTGCCTGAAGAGGATTTAGAAAACATGCTCCACGATTGGTTACTTGATGCTATTGTCGAACCTGTTGTTGGTGAGTACGACTTCTCCGACAGAGATGATGAATTGAGGCAATTCAATTTTGACATTTCAGAAAGAGACCAGAAGATACTCTCGATACATATGGTTCGTGCTTGGCTCGCCCCTCAGCTCCGTTCGGTTACATTAACTCAGCAGGTGTTTAGTGGTAAAGAGACTAAGTATTTTAGTCAGAGTCAACATATCACAGAAATGCGTGCGCTCGATGAACAGCTTCGCAAGGATGCAGACTTGTTATTTTGTCGTGGAACATATTTAAAGAATGATTATTTCAATGATTGAGGTACATAGTGATGAGAAATATATATGAAAATGTACCGTCGAATCAAATTGAAAAACAAAAGCGTTACTTTTATGGCGCTATAATTAATTGTTTGTATCTCTGGGAGGATAACAGTCCTTTTGTAGATGCAACAATTCAAACTTTGATAAATCAAATTGGTGGGTCAAATCACTTGTTTGGTTTTCAGCCCGAAGTGCTTACAATTGTAAGCAATTTGGAGACGGCTCGAAGAGAGCCTTCACAATTCCGTAAATGCATCCTAGATGCCGCCAATTTGGTAGATAAACTGAATGGTGGTGATTCCAATGTTTGACCATTACAAAAGCCGTATGGCTCACAGAGGCTCTAATATGAGTGAAATGCTTCGTGCGCAGTCCAATATGGTTATTGAGCAAACTTGGGATCGAGATCCAAATTACCGTCAAGTTTATGTTGTTAAAGTTGAGCATGGGTTGCCTATGGTGACCTATGAGCATGAATTAATTGATGCAAAGTTTAATGTTGAGTCGTATCAAAGACTTACATCTGACGAGCCCGCTTATCACCTTCAGTTTAGACACGGTGCCGAAAAACTCAATCCCGATATTGCTATCGGTTCTTATGTATATATGGCCGATGAGGATAATGAGTGGAAGTGGTGGCTAATCGTTGCTTTAGATGAGCGTCCGCAGTTTAGACAGTACCACATATTGGAAACAAACTGGACTTTAAAGTGGATTGTTGACAATAAGATTTATAGCTGTCTTGCGGTGCAGAGATATCAAAATAGTTATAGTACTGGACTGCAGTCTGGTATCAGAATTACTGGTGTTGATGATATGACGGCTATTTGGGTGCCGACAAATTCAGAGACGCAAACCATTGGATATAATCAGAGATTTTTAATTTCAGATGTTGGTAGAATTCCTGCCCTTTGTTATGAAGTGTCTAAAATTTCTGACACATCTCCTGTGGGATTAATTAAGTTTAGTCTTGCACAGACAGCATTTAATGAAAGCACTGATAACACCGACTTGATGATTGCTGACTATTGGTCAGACGCCATAGAGCCTATCGAGTCAGATATTGAGGCAGAGCTTACGAGAGAAGCTAAGATTTCCTATACAGGACAAACTACTACCATTAAGGTAGGAGGAAGTTTTAAAACCTTTACACCCTCGTTTACTGCTTCGGATACAAAGGTGAAGAAATGGCTTGTTAGTGACGAGGTGGGCGATATTAGTAGAGATGGCGAGAATTACACTATAGAATATAGCGGCGAGCAACTTAAATTGAAAGTGGCACGCAATTATTATTTGATTGGAAAAATTTTAACCATACAAGTGGTTGGCACGGACGATAGTACGGCAGAAATAAAGATTGAGGTGATTGGCTAATGAAACGAGATATTCAGCACATTGATGATGATATAATCCGTAAAAAGCGTCGTATCGAAGAAATTCTTTATTCTGACGAGGATATTATCGAGGTATTAGATAACAAGTCTTTGGATCCGACTGTTCCCGAGGATTATGTCGGTGAGAATATATTTGGGTTTTTACGTGTTCCTGGAGTTCAGGATACTTCCAAAAACTTTATAACTTTTACTATAGATGATATGGGATTGATGCCAGGGAATCAGGTAATGAAATCTCAATATATTCAGTTTGTTGTCTTTGTACATAAAGATATGGTGAAGACTGACTACGGTATGGAACGTCACGATTTACTCGGATATTTGATTCGGGACATCTTTAATTTATCTAACAAACTTGGCCCACAAATGGAGCTCGTATCCAATCGCGAGGGCATCACAGACAGAGATTTTTATACCAGAACACTAAAATTTGAGCTTATTGATGATAATTCAACAAAGTCTTGTAGAACAAACCCTTATGAATATGACAGAATTGTTGGTCATAGGAGGTAAGTTATGGATATTATCCAAGTAGACGAACTTCGCTTATATTTTGGTGATGATATAAAAATTGCAGATGGGGTAGTTTTGAGGTCTCCTACTATTGGACAAATAGTTGAGTATGGGGAGAGTTCGTATTTTTCCGTGCTACAGACTTTATGCGCAACGCCTAGTTCTATGAAGGTTCAACTTGATGATATGAAGTTGGACTGGATGAAAGTTACAGATTGGCAATTGTTTACTATGCTTTGTTCTTCTTTTCGACCAGAACAAACATCGCTGGTCCTTGGTGATTTAGACCTTTCTAAACTCAAACCATATTCTATGGGAGAGACTGAAGAAGTTGTGCTTTCTAATGAAGATCACACGGTTGTTATTAATGAAATTATATATAATGTGTTGATTACATACTTGAGAAAGATGCATGGGTTTAAGAAACAGGTAGACAAAGCAGGAAACAAAATGACACATAAGGTGTTGTTGAATCTTGCTAGGCAGGATGCAAAAATGGCCCAAAACAAACCATACAAATCTTTCTTGTTACCCTTGGTGTCTTCTTTACAAGGCAGACAAGGATATGAGAAAGAGTATATTCGTAATATGGGCGTTTACGAATTTTTTAATCAAATAAATCGCGCACAAATCATTTGTCAAGCAGATGCTGCCCTTGGAGGTATGTATTCTGGCTTTGTGGATACAAAGAAGATGGACAAAACTGTCTTAGATTGGATGCGTGATATTACAGATGAATCGCCCAAAAATAATAAATCAATTCTTAAAGAAGGGGCTAACTAACCTCTTCTTTTTATATTAAAAAAATTTATTTAATGGAGGAAATATATCATGGCTCAGTATGCACTCGATAGAGTTATTAGCGTTGCTGGTACTTACGCAGCAACCAATTCCAAGAAGGGTATTACTGAAGGCGGCCTCGCATTCCTTTGCGACCAGGTCGTAGACCCTTCTCTTTCTTTTACCTCTGAAACAGAGGATATCGTAGACGCAAGAAATAATGTAGTAATGCAGCTTCAGGGCGCTCGTGGAGCAACCCTTGGCGCTTCCAACGCTTTCTTCAACACTCAGATCCTTGCAAACCAGACTGGCGGCAAGGTAGAGGCAATCACCGCAGAGACCTTCGACAAGTACGACATCTGCACTCTTGATGCAGAGAAGAAGGCAACCCTTACCGTTACACCTTCGGCTGATAGCGAGTATAAGGTGTTCGCTCTTCGTACTGACAATAGCATCACTACTGCAGAGCCCACCGTTGGTACTTACGCTGACGGTAAGGTAACTGTAGAAAACGGTGTTGAGGGCGACAGAGTTCTCGTTGCTTATACCGCAGAGGTTAAGACTGGTGAGAAGATCGTTGCTCTTGCAGATGCTCAGAACGAACTTATGAACGTAACTGCAGAAGTTCTTCTTCGTGAACTTTGCGCAGAGGAGCTTTATTATGCTTACATCATCATGAGAGGTAAGCTCTCTGGTGAGGCTGAGTGGTCTATGACCAGAGATGGTAACCACGCTTTCGAAATTACTGCATTCCCCTCTTATTGCGATGCAGAGAGAAAGCTTGTTGAAGTTATTATCGTTAGAGGCGAGGATCTCCTTGCTTAATTTATAATGTTTATGCTAAGGCGGCTAACACCGCCTTAGCGCATTATTAAGGAGGTATGACATATGAATAGAAAGATATGTCGCCAATGCGGAAAAGTGTTTAATTATTGCAGAAGTTGCTCATTTAAACCCATTCCGTGGAAAGAGGCTGGATTCTGCAGTCGTGAATGTTCTGCAGAACACAAAGAACCAAAAATAAAAGAAGTTATCCCCACAGAGGATGTAGAAGTAGTTGTAATTGAGGAGGATACATCTACGCCAACAGAAAATGCGATAGAGTGTCCTCATTTTTTTACCGAGGTCGAAGAGTCTGAAATTACATCTACTGAAGAATTTAAGCCTAAAAAGAAAAGGATTAAAACCATAGAAGTGGGACAAAAGGAGAACAATATAGATGAAAATGAGCAAAATAACGGGTCAGTCATATGACCCAACAAGAGTTGTCTATATTACTAACCCAAAACAACATTTTGCATATGCAAGATATTTGGGTGGTTGGCAATATTTTGTAGATATGAGTGCTTCGTCTGATAAAAATGATGGTATGGGCGTGTTTATATGGCAAAAATGCCCAGAGACAAGAGAAGCAAAACAAAAGTGGGATAACCACGAATTAGAATAAATAAAATTTCAAAGAAAGGAGGGTGTGAATGTACAATGGCACTTTCATTTGAAGAATCTAAAAAACAACTACTTGCCCAGCAGGCGGCCGAGGCACCAGCTATGTTTATGATGAGAAGAGCGGCTCCTGCCTCGGATTTTTGGATCCCCCATAATGGGTATAGGTGGTTCGAAGATTATTATGATGATAAGATTTCTACGGTTGATGACAATAAAAATATTTTCGTACATGACTCGCAGGTAAATATTTCCCAGGAAGTTAACAGCCAATTTGTTCCTTTTGAAATGATGAGACGCTATGACAATATAGATTTGGTTAATATGGCGCTCTCGATACATTTTACAACCAGCGACGGTTATCACGGTGCGTCGAACCCTGTGAACGTGGAATATAATGACGAGAAGATTAGATTTGCGTGGCTTGTTGATGAAAAGGTAACTCATGTAGCAGGCAATATTAAATTTGAAATTCACGCCGATGGTGCAATTACAGATACCAAAGGTAATTCATACGGATATCGCTGGAAGTCTCAATCTACCGACAAGTTTAATATCGTAAAGTCCTTGTGCGAAGACCCTAATTGCGAACCCGTAGCTGTTAGCGACGATTGGGTTGTAGAGATAGTTGAGTCTGTCACGGCCTCTGTCGCTGAAAAAATAGCGGAGGCTGAAGTTGGAGCAGAAGTTGCAAAAGCCGAGGCCGCAGCCGCAAAAGCTGAAACTGCTGCGAGCAACGCTGAATCTGCAGCGGAAACAGTTGTAAATAATGCATTGGTTGGTTATAGTACGACTACGGAAATGCAGGAGCAGATTGCGCAAGCAATTGAGAATGCTGATATTGACAATAAGCTTACGGCGTATGCAAAGACGGAAACTGTTAATGCATTAATCGGAGATATTGGCGAAAGCGAGTCTGTTGTTAGTTATGTTGATAATGCCGTTAAGGGCGTAGATGTCACAGAACAGCTAGCTAATTATGCGTTGAAGGATGAAGTTCCAACTAAACTTAGTGAGCTTGAGAATGATGCAGAGTATGTAACTACTAGCGAAATGCAGGAGGCAATTGACAGCGTTGATGTGTCTGAGCAGTTGGTTGACTATGCTAAAGCTAAGGACGTTGATGATAAGATTTCTGTTGTTCAAACACAAGTTGATACAAACAAGGGCGATATTTCGGCACTTTCTGGTAAGGTTTCGACCAACGAAACTAATATTGGAGACTTAACTTCCAACGCAACAACATTAAGTACGAAAATTACCGACTTGGAAGCCGCAGTTAAAGAGATGGCGGATCAAGCTGGTTATGAATATTATGCAACTTATGGAAAGACCACACTTGAAGCGACTGGCGAGGAGGCTGAAAACGTCTTTACTTTATATGAAGTGGACGGCAGTTCAGAGTCTGTAAAGAGCCAGTTTGTTATTACGGGTGGCTCTGGGGGCGGAAATGTAGCGGCAACTACTCTTACCGTAACGCGCGTCACATCTTCGCCTTTAACTATTACTACGAGCGATAAAGCTATAATTGAGTTTAATTGTACATCTTATGATGCAGACGGCGAAACCGTTGATTGCTCTTATACTTGGAAAAAGGGCAGTTCTGTTATTATGTCTGGTTCGCTTGCACAAGGTCTTAACACCTTTGATTTGAGTGAGTATGTTACAACGGGTACACACAAGTTTACCCTTACTGTTACCGATGAAGGCGGATCTATGTCTGTTAAAACTTGGACCGTTCAGATGGTCGACGTTCACATCGAATCTTCGTTTAACGATCAAAGAACTTATGTGGCGGGTGATACAGTTAGTTTTACATATACACCCTATGGCGCAATACCAAAGACTGTACATTTTAAGCTCAATGGTGTTGAACTTGAGTCCGTAAATA